TAATTTCATGAATTATTATTTCCCCTCTTGACGCGACATTTTGTTTCGTCTAAGAGGGGGAAGACGGCCCCCAGTATTGGATAAGGCCACCCGGTTTGACCGGCCATCCAATTCCTTTTCTGAGGGCGCTATGTCCGAGAACCTCTTCAAACTGTTCACGACCGAATTTTCGACCAACCTGGAAATGAAACTCCAGCAGGCTGGCAGCAAGCTCCGCGGTAAAGTCCGTGAGGGCCAGCATGTCGGCAAGCAGGCTTCCCCGATCAACCAGCTCGCCGCGATTGCCGCCAAGGCGCCGGCCGGCCGCTACTCCCCGAAGAACCGCACCGATGCCGATTATACCCGGCGCTGGGTCTTCCCGCAGGATGTTGAAATCGATCAGCTCATTGACGCTTTCGATGAACTCCGCACCATCGTTGATCCGAAGTCCGAGTACAGCACGAACGCGGCATACGCGATCGGCCGTGCATGGGACGACTGCATCATCGCGGCCTTCTTCGGCACTGCGCAGCTTGGCCAGGATGCTGGCGGCCTCTCGGCCGAGACCTTCGCCACTTCCACCTTCCAGATCGCCGCGGCGTTTGATGCGTCCGCTGCCACTGGCCTGACGGTCGCCAAGCTCATTGAAGCGCGGCGTATCCTCCAGCATTACCATAACGATCTCGACACCGATCCGGCCACGATCGTGATTGGTTCGCAGCAGGAGAGTGATCTTCTGAAGCAGGTCGAAATCGTGTCCACCGAGTTCAACGATCGCCCTGTCCTCGTGGATGGCCGCCTTCGTCGTTTCCTTGGCTTCGATATCGTCGTGTCCGAGCGTCTCCAGGTCAATGCTGATCCGAGCCGTGAGGTTGCGGTGTTCGTCAAGTCCGGCATGTATCTTGGCCTGTGGACGGACATGGTGAACCGAGTTTCGATCCGGAACGATCTGTCCAGCGAACCCTATGATGTCTACACCAAGTCGTCCTACGGCGCCACGCGCACGCAGCCCGGCAAGGTTCTGCAAATCCTGTGTGCTGATAGCACGGGCGCAGACATCACCGCGTAATCATTCTGATCAAGGAACAGAACCATGTCTCAGGCTTCCACGCTTAAAGGCCCCGCGATCACCGGATTGGATACCATTCCGGCCACCGCTCCCACGACTGGTGAAGGTGGCGCTGGCTATATGAAGACCATCAACGATTGGGTTACTCCCCTTTCGGCTGATACCACCAGCTCGTCCTATCGTCTGTGCCGCATTCCGACCAACGCCAAGGTCAAGACCATCAAACTGTGGTCCGCCATTGCGACTGCCGGCGCCGCTGACATTGACGTGGCGTTCTCGGACAGCACCGTGGACGGCACGCCGGCCGCGCTTCAGGGAGGCGTGGTTCAGATCACCGGCCCGGTTGACAACAAGCTTTTCGGCGCTGCCACTTCGCTCGTGGGTTTGACGGGTTCGGATATCACTTTCGCGAATACTTTCACCCAGGCGATGGCGAACTTGCCGCTGTGGCAGGCTCTCGTCAATCTTGGTGCGACCCAGTTCACGACCGATCCGGGTGGCTACTTCGACATCTTGCTGAAGGTGACGACCGCGATCACCACGGGTGGTGTCCTCGCCATCAAGGTTGATTACGTCGAGTAATCGGAGAACACTATGGCTGCACTCAATTACTACCTCGGTCTGAAACGAGGCGCGAACATGCGCCCTGAAGAAGTCGTGGCCGGCACCAGCTCGGCTGGCACGGCGGTTGATGTGGAAGTGAATATCCAGATCAACAATGGCACATCCGCGACGGGCATTCGAAACAAGGATGTCCTCTTGCTGTTGAAGGTGATCGAAGCCTATATTCACCAGCGTGGTCTCCAGGGAGCCGGCACCTTCTTGCCCGCGGGGTAAGCGGCAATGTCTTTCAATTCTCTCGACATCCAGACCTTCAAGAACATCTCTGCTACGCCGGCCACGTTCGTACTCCGGGGTGGCAACTACGGTGTTACAATCCACGCGACGTGGGGAGGCGGCAGCGTCACGCTTCAACGTCTGGCCGCGGATGGTTCGACCTATGTCACGGTGACCCCCGCATTCACTGCGGACGGGTTCGTGACCCTCAACCTTCCCAATGGCCAATATCAACTTCTCGTGGCAACAGCGACCGCGATTTACTGTGATATCACATCCTGCGCAGTCCCGGTGTAAGCCGTGAGTATCGCGGATCAAATGATCATTATCCTTGGGGGAGCGGGGGAGTCCTTTGTCCCTTCGTTACCAATCATAAACGAGCAATTTACAACCGGAACCTATTTTCCTGGCCCTATCACTTCCGATCTCGTCGATGTCCGCTCGACGACTAAGACGGTCACCAACGCATCGGGTGCACTATCTTCCGTCGCTATCAACACGCTTCCGATCAGCAACGCGGGAATGCTAGTTGAACCTGCTGCAACAAATGGTTTTTTACAATCGCAGACTTTTTTGACATCGTGGACGACGGGCGGCGTAACGGCCGGTTCGGCTACTACAGCTCCCGATGGAACCACGACTGCCCAATTAGTCTCGCAGACGGCAGCGACCGGTCTCGCCTACGCCGAACAGATTGGCCGCGAGAACGGAACCGCTTACACCCTTTCGGTTTATTTCAAATATTCCGGCAGCAATTTCGCTTTGGCTGTCGGCGACGGCGTCGCAAGCGGCGCTGGTGTTGTGTTCAACGCGGCGACAGCTTCGGTTGTTGGAAATGCTTCAGCGGGCAGCGGCATTTCAGTTGTCGCCTCGGGAGTATTGGGGCCTTACGCCGATGGGTTTTACCGAGCCTATGCCGCCTTTTCCAAACCATCTACAGCTAGCAGCCAAGGAGCCGTCTGGCTTCAGAACGGTACTGGCACCGCTTGGTTCCCATCCTTTACTGGCAACCCCAGCAATGGCGTGTATCTGTGGGGCATGCAGAGTGAAGTTGACGGCGGCTCTCATCTTCCATCGTCCTACATCCCGACGACAACGACGGCGATCGCGCGCGCTGCCGACAGCATCACCATTCAAGAGACCGGCATCACAACCCTGTACGTGACGTTCGATAATGGCAGCCAGCAGACAATCACGGGCATCAATCCCGCGACGCAATATGTGATCCCGACCAGCCTCAATCGACCGCTGATCACCCAAATTGCGGGATATGCCGTTGCGCTGCCCACGCAAAATCTGATGCGTGCGATCACGATTAACGCCGCTCAAGTTTCGACTGCGAACAAAACAAATTTCCCGGTCTTGGTTCAAGGCACGTATTCTTATCTCGCGAATGTCGCCAATGGAGGAAGCGTCAACAGTCTTTCCGGTTACGACATCGTTTTCTATGCGGACACGGCCCGTCGCACAAAACTGAATTTTGAAATCGATAGCTACAATCCGGTGACGGGAGCAATTTCGGCTTGGGTGATGATCCCGACCGTTTCACATACCGTGAACACGACCTTCTACATGTATTACGGTGATGCGACGATCACCACGGATCAGTCAAACAAGACCGGCGTATGGGATGCCAACTATCAGGCGGTCTATCACGTCCAGCCGTCAAATCAGTTCACGCGGAACCCGACTAATCCAGTGATGAATTATAATCAAGCGGCGTGGAATGCATCGCAGCTTGAAGAACCTATCGTCTTCACGAACCCGACTGACAGCACGCATCTGCAAATGGTGTTTGGCGGCATGGCCGCGCCGGTCAACACTGGCGTGATACAAGTCGGTGGAGCAACTGCAACGGCGGCCGATCCGACGACTTGGGTTTTCGACACCGGAAATCCTGAACTAAGCGTCGGGGCCGGAGGGTCTTGGGATAGTAACTACATTCGTCCGGGTTCCGTCCTCAACAATGGTGACGGGACCGAGTCCCTCTATTACACGGGCAACAACGGGACGATTGATCAAATAGGTTTAGCCACCCGCACTATCGGGACGACGGCGTGGACGAAGTATGCGGGCAATCCGATCCTCACGCCGACCGGCCAGGGCTTCAATGACGGTGACCATGTTTCACAGCCAGCGGCGTTCGATTGGACCGATGGCAAACGGTATATGTACTACGCTTGGCGCAACGGTTCGACCGTCCTTGCTGGCTATAAAATAGCGTCGTCAACGGATAAGGTAACATTCGCTAAAGGCGGCGATGGAGCGGCTGCGGGCGCAGTCGTTATCCCACTAGGTGTTTCCGGGTCATACGACGACACGCTGATGGAAGACCATTCCGTAAACATCGCCGGCGGGGTCATCTATGTTACCTACGAGAGCGAAGGTGATGGTGGTCGGTACTGGACCATTAACATGGCGTCGGCTACGTCACCGGGTGGCCCGTTCACGAAGTCCCCAAACAATCCGATTTTCTGGGGTTCTGGCTGGCTAACCAATAATTCTCCGACATGGGATGGAGCCGCCGTGGCAACGCCGCGCTGGTTCACTTCCGCCGCTGGGCGTCTGCTGCTTTATTACGTCGCAGGCCAGTCACAAAATCCGTACTCCAACGCTCAGTATGCCATCGGCATCGCCGATTTCGGGAATGGCACGACTCTCGCGAATGTCTTCAATGCGTCGCTACCTGTAGCGAGCGATAGTACGTCGAACGCGAACACCGCGACCATCAATACTGGCGGGAGCGCCGCTGGATTGATTGGTCAAGCCGCGACCATGAATGGTCAGGGTTGCAATATCGCAACTCCTTTGAATAACCTGTCCTACTCCGCAGGCACCATCGAGTGGCTTCAAAATCCAACGCAAGGAGATGGCGACGGGGCTGTTCATGGATGGTGGGGTCAAGGGAAGACTAGCGGCACTTTCCTTGACGCTCAGAAATTCTCTGACGGTACGTTCTATGTTGGCTGGCATAACACGGCGGGAGCAGATGACAGGGTTGTGATCTCTGCGGCGAACGTAGTGTCGAATAATTATTATCCGGTCGGTCAGTTCTCCCATTACGCTTACACTTGGGGCGGTGGAGTTGGGACGTTGTTCATGAATGGCGTTGCGATCGGAACCCATGCTGTCTCCGCAGTATATAATATCGGATCGCCGTTGCTATTCGGGGAGCAAAACGGTCCCAGTGCATCGTCTACTAACTTCTTTGGTGAAATGGACGAAATTCGAGTTTCGAACGTCGCGCGGTCTGCTGACTGGCTGTTGACGCAGTGGAACAACTTCAATTCCCCGTCGTCGTTTTATGGTGTCAGCCTTCCGTACATAAGGTCGTAATTCCCGCTCTCTCAGGGTCTGCGTGACACGAAACATGAAGTGCAGTATGATAGCACCGAACCAGGAACCAAGCCCATGCGCGTAACCATCATCAAAGACGACAACGCGGTGAACATTGACGGCGAGCGCCGTACGGTGGACCTGTCTGAGTTGCCAGCCGATTTCCACGTACTGCAGTGGACCGGCAACAGCGGCGAAATCGAGCACCGCATGACGGTGTGCGATCACTGTGGCGCGCGTTCCAAGAAAATGAATGTGCTCACTGCGGATTTGTCGCCGTATCAAAAGTACATCGACGCGTGGCACGCTGCAGGACAGGTCCATGCTGCCTGACGAAAAAATCGGGTGTCACCGACTGGCGCGCAAATGTCGCGACGGTGTTGTCCACGAGTACTGCCAGCTTTGGGTGAATATTCGAGGACGAGACCCGCAAACCGGCGTTGAAGTTGATCGGTGGGGGTGTGCAGATGCGTTCATGCCGTCGTTGCTGATCGAAAACGCGCAAATGGCGCGGCAGACCGGCGCGGCAGTCGAAAGCCTGCGTAACGAAGTATCCGGGGCAAAAGACCGGGTACGCGAACTTATCGGAATTATTGGCAACGTACGGCGCATTAGTCAGGCTGCGGAATGAATGAAGTACTGCCCTTTATCGCCATTGCCTTTAGCGGTGTGACGTTATTGGTACTCGTAGGCGAAAAAATGTTCGGCGGTGGGAATGCACTCGCTGCTAAATTCCACACGCTTGACAAAGAAACAACGGAGGCTATCGCGCAAGTTCGCAAAGAACTGAATTTAAGGATAGACGAGTATGAGAGAGTAGCTACCGTGGGGTTCGAAGCCGTACGGGTAAACATACACGCAATGCAGATCGGTCTTTTGGAGTTTCGCGCCAAGATCGCGGAAGAACTTCACGCGTACATACGCAAGGACGATTACAACGCCGGCATTAACGAAGTGAAGCGTGACGTGCAGCATGGTTTCCGCAGCGTAGACGATCGGCTCGGGCAGCTCCAGGATTTGATCATGTATGCCAACCCGGACATGCACAGCCGCCCGACGCCACCAAACGCCCGAATTAAGGCCGGAGACGGCTAGGAAAGCGCCTTTTTGTGTGCTAGACTTTTGATCGCGGCAGGGACCAACCGGAGGCGCGATCATGACCGAACACGAAAAATCCACGCATTTGAAGGACGAACTTGCCGACATGAAGGGCAAGTTGGAGAGGCTTGCGGCAGCGGCCGACAAGCTGAGGAACAAGCACCTCGCCGACATTATCAAGGCTGGCATTGGCCGTATCCACATGGCGCTCGGTCACCCCGATATCGAGCTGCTGTCTGACGAAGCGCTGCAAGCCGAACGCGAGAAATCGGACGGCGAGAAGCGCGCGGAAGCCGAACGCTTCGAAGCGGGTGTTGCGCATAACCCGTTTCCGTCTGACGTACCCCCTCCGCAGCCCGCGCCGAACGCCACGTACGGACAGACCGGCTAGCCCATGGCGAACGGCCTGCCCACGAAAGCAAAGGTTGGCATTCCCGGTAAGTACGTGAATATCAGCCCTGCCACGTACTTCATCGCAAAACGCATGGAGAGCGTCGGCATGTTGCGACCGGGGCAGGCCCTTCAGCTCGCTGCTACTTTACCGAACAAGCTACCCAAGAAAGGAAAGCGCAAGTGACGTACGAAGAAGACATCCTTGCGAAGCACTCAACACCAAGCCTTCGCCGTAACGTATTGCCGCGCTCTGCTAAAAAGTTGAATATGGAATTCGACGCGCAATTCAACAAAATGACCAAACAAGATCGCGATGCGTTCTTGGATGCCATATACCCCACGGAGACGATCACATGAGCACGCGGTTCAAAGGTTTGAAAACGGGCTTCAACAAAACCGGCAGCAACGACTGCTGTCCGAACATGAACGGACCGCCCGCAACGAAGTTCGGTGGCCGCCCTGCGGTGCCTGCGGGACCACTGAAGCGCTATCCGGGTGCTGCGGCCGATATCAGCGGCGGTAATCGCCGCCTCGCCAAATCGAACCATGGCGACGGTGGTGGCAGCGGTACGTCGTTCAGCACCACAGGCGGGAATGCTTTCGGACGCGGCGGTCGCAAGTAACGGAGAACTAAATTGTTCTACCGTCCAGGCGGCACGTCCAAAGCACCAAACCGTCAATATGATATGTGCTACGCCGATTTCATAAACGGCGCGACTGATTGGCTTCCCGTGAATAAGGGAGATACCATCGCGGTAAACGCCGCACGCGCGGCTATCACGTTTCAGACCATTGCACAGAGCCTCATCACCAAGTCGGCAGTGGCTCCCGAAGTTCAAATCCTGATGGAATTGAAAATGTTCGGTGGCGACCCGGACGCCGCTGCGTGGCCCGTCGATCAGTGGCAAAACATGGTGGTTGCGACCTCACGCCGCGCCGTACGCGCCGGATGGGTACGGTTGCGAATTATCAACATCAACAACAGCGACGGTACGGGCGTTGCCATGGCGCTGCAGATTAGTCGCACGGGCGAGACTGGCGCGGTGACCTGATGGCCGGCTTCGACAACGGTTCGCTTCAAGGCGGCGTATTTTTCCAAGCGAAGCAGTTTGGATCGATATTGCGCGGCTTTGGACCGCCCGCACCGCAAGCCGGCGTAGTCGGTGATGTATATATCGACGTACAGACGTGGAACGTCTACAACAAGCGAGCGTCAAACGATACGGACCCATGGGGGCACTACATATTTGTCGTACCGTCAACGTACCGTACGGCTTTGAAATGGTTTAGCGCATACGCGCCAGATGACAGCGTGGGCGTTGCGGGGGATTACTGCCTGCTTTGGGCGGGTTATTCCAACTACGGCATGCAGCCATCCATTTACGGCCCCAAACAAGCATCTGGATGGCCTGAGAACGGCAATGGACCGCAAACCACCATCGCGACTTCGGGCGCTGGTACAGTGCTTCCCGTGGGGGCTTTGGACGAAGGTGCGGCAGTTCCGTACAGCACGTCAACGCAATTGATCGTCGTCGGCGCGTCTGATGAATACATTCTCGCCGTACCGGTGACTGCTAACGCTGGCGACCCGGTAACCGAGCAAGGCGTACAGTCGGGACCGGCTGCTGTTTCTGTCACGCTCAACCCAATATACACCGCTATTGATGAGCACGCGATCTGATGTCAGGATTTGATAACGGTACGCTTCAATCCGGTATCTTCGCACAAACGAAGCAGTTTGGATCAATCTTGCGCGGGTTCGGTCCACCCGTTCCGCAGGCTGGCGTTGTCGGTGACTTGTACATCGACGTGGATACGTGGGAGCTGTACACGAAGCGATCGACCGATGCAGACGCCGATGTTGATCCGTGGGGCCACTATCTTTTCGTCGTGCCGTCAACGTACCAAGCCGCACTGAAATGGTTCGTCGCAACAATGCCGACGAACGATATCGGCGTGAACGGCGACTACTGCTTGCTGTGGGGTGGGTATCCGAACTACGGCATGCAACCCGCGATCTTCGGGCCGAAGGCTGCGGGTGCGTGGCCTTCGTCGCCGGCTGATATCTCTGTGACTTTGAACCCTCTGTACACTGCAGAGGATACCCATGGCATATAACCCCGCAACAGATTTTCTTGCGCTTTGGCGCAACATCGCCGGACAGGTCTCAAAAGTCGAGATGCCCGGCCTTGATTACGTCATGCTTGCGCTTGCGCGAGCGGGGTTGTTTACGCTGGTATCAAGCGCCACGGCCCCGGTTGCCAACCAATCGACGACTGCATGGCTCGATACGCAAACGCCATCATGGGCTGGCGAAGGTACGTTGAACCTCTGGAATCCGGTTACGTCGGCGTACGTCGCTGCAACGCCTGCGTTGTTCGTGACGATGCTGGAAACGGCAGCCGGGCAGAACGGCGTGTCGTGGTGGACCGCAGCGGGCGGACCGCCTGCGAACACGGTTGGCAACAATGGGGACTTCGCCGTACGCACGGACGAACCAAACGGAATTTACGGACCGAAAGCCGCAGGTGCGTGGCCCGCCAACCCGATACCGGGTACAGCGGACGTGCTCACAAGCACGGCGCTAGACAACACTTTCGGCGCGACGGAAGGGCAGATTATTTACCGGGGTGCGTCCGTGTGGGAAGCACTGCCGATCGGCGCGGCTGACACGCTTTTGGCTTCAATTGGCGGCTTGCCTGCGTGGGAAGGGCTTTCCGCGTTGCTGGATATCGTTCTCGGCACCGTACAGGGTTCAATTCCGTATCGTGACGCGGGGCTGTGGGAAGCATTGGCACCGGGTATTGCCGGTTACGTGTTCACGACGAACGGAGCCGGTGCTGATCCGACATGGCAGCCTGCGCCGTCCACGTTCCCATCCGGCACCGTCATGCTGTTCCAGCAAACGGCTGCACCGACTGGTTGGACAAAACTGACTTCGCTGAATGATTGCGGCTTGCGCGTTACGTCGGGCGCGGTGGGCTTCACGTCAGGCAGTTCGTTCAGTTCTGTGTTTGCGCAAACCGCAGTCGGCAACACCACGATCACACAAGCTACGATGCCCTCGCACACGCATACGACGAACGCAGTGACAGGAACGCCGACGTACGGCGCAGGAACCGGAGCGATAGATGTATTAAATTCTCTTAGCGCGTCTGTCGGCAGTACGGGCAGCGACGGCGCGCACACTCACTCCGTTAACTTGGCTTTGGCGTACGTAGACGTAATTTTGGCTTCTAAGAACTAAGGCGCAATATGGCATACAGCCCCGCAACTGACTTTCTCGGATTGCTCCGGCAAACCTCCGGTGGCGTACGGTCGGAGCGCATGCCGGGGCTGGATTACGTCGTCATGGCGCTCGCCCGCGCTGGGTTGTTCGCGCTCTCCGT